AACTCAATCTCTTCGGTTGTAGCCGACTTGGCTTTAAGAGCGAGTTCCTTTGCCTCCCAAGCATCTTTAATCTTTACTGGGTCTAATGTATTACCATAAGCACAAGTGCTTACAACGTTAAATGTGCTGTCTTCGCCTGCTGTAGCAATCTTTAGAGTGGCTTCAAACTTAATTTGCTCCCGCTCACTTGTATCAGTCAGCCTTGGTCGTAGGCGGAGAATGTTAATATAGTCACCCGTAATAGGGTCTGGTGGGAATAGTTTCTTTACTTCGTCGCTCTCCAGATAATTATTGGTTTCTGTGTTTTTTACCTTGAAATCACCAGTGGTCGCATAAATGTTGGCGTTAGTGTCGTTAATAACATCTAATTCTACAACATAATTTTGATACGGGAAATCATATACATTGGTAATATGAATTGGAATACAACTTACACGCTGTTTAATCAGTTCATTATTTAGGCGAGACTTATTAACCTTAATATCAACCCGGTTTTCCTTGTATGGGGTAGTCTTAAATACGACACTTGGGATCTCCGAAAGTAGCACCCTCCTAACACCATTAGCAATACTAATATTTGTATTGCTTAATGTGAATTTCAGCACATCATTAGTTTCCTCTACGTTGCTTAGTTTTGGCTCGCCGCTCATTATATTTATACTATGTAAATTATTTATTATTTATAATATTCTTTTCAATTTTATTTAAAATACAAATTTATTTTATTGATTTATATTTTAAATAAATATTAACATAAATAAATCAGCAAAAAGATATTAATATATGGGCACCGTTTTATATTATAGCAACTTTTGTGAAAACTGTAAAAAAATAATAGGTCATTTATCTAAATCATCCATTAAAAATGATTTACATTATGTATGTATTGATAAGCGAGTCAATAAAAATAACGCAACGTATGTCGTATTAGAAAACAGTCAGGAATTATTATTACCAGACACCGTTAATAGGGTTCCAGCACTTATGATATTAAATGGCGAGTTTAAAGTTCTATTTGGTGATGATATTCTTAATTATTTAAAACCAGTAGAACAAGTTAATGTCGCCGTGGCAACAAACTTCAACGGCGAACCATCTGCGTTTAATATGAATGCTGGTATGGCGGACGTACATTCGGATAATTTTAGTTTTTTAGACCAAAATGATGATGAACTTTCAGCTAAAGGAGACGGTGGTATGCGACAATTGTATAATTATTCATCTATTAATAATAATGATAAAATAGAAACACCAGAAGAGAATTACGCACCTGATAAAGTAAATGAGGACAGTCTTAAAAACTACGAGGAAGCACGAAATAACCTAAAATAAATTTTTAAACTTGTTTTTTGTTCTAATTTATCTATATAATTCAATAAAGTAATATTCATAAAATGTTTTATTTAATGTTATTTTTAAAAATAACAAATATATAAAAAATATAAATAAACTAATGAAAATAGTATCTATATTTATAAATTTTTTTTTATCAATAAAAAAATGTTTTCTAATAACCATTAACGTAATAAAAAGTTCAAAAATTAATACAAATATTTTCATAAAAAAACCATGATACTTATTATTAAGAGCAATTTCTCTAAAACTAGTAAAAATAAACGCCGAAACGACCAAATATAGAGGCGAGAATTTAATATAATTAAAATAATATAAGAAGGATATTATCCATAACCATAAACAAAATATGAATAAATTCTTATACTCAAGCGGCAAAATCATTATTTTATTTTATTACAATATAATAAAATAATTTAACGTATTATAATTAAATCAATCAAAATGAAAGAAAATTTTTAATATGAATACATAATAGTAATGAATAACCCAACCAACGTTATAAACATTCCAGCAAAACTTTGATAATTAATTTGTTCATTAAATAAAAAATAGCTTGCGATTAATGTTATAATTATATTAGTATTTATAATCAAATGTGTATAACCAATATTTGGAGAAACTTTAAAAGTATATGTTATTAAAAATCTTGAAATAATTAATAAAACAGTGAATAAAAAAACTAATAACAAATCTTTCATAGTAAAATTCTTGTTAATATCTGTAATAAAATTTTTATCAAATGGAATATATAATAATATCATAAATGTGGCTAAAAAAAAAGTCAGAAAAATGATATTTTTAATTTTGCATTTAGTCTCTGATAAATACTTCATAGTAATAAAAGAAATAGCTGTGATTAAGCAACAAAACATAGATAATACTACCCAATCATTATACATTTTTTATATATAATGATTTATTATTAAATTGAATAATGAATTTGAGAGATTTGAGATTAGTGAAGTAGATTTTTACTTCTTTTTATATTTTTTTAAAAATTGATAATAAAAATAAAAATTTATTATTAATCATAAAGTATTGAATGACTGTTGATTGGTCTAACACAGTTTTATATAAATTGCGTTCTAACAACCCACTAATTAACGACGAATATGTAGGTAAGTCAGGAGATTTTACAGCCAGACAAGCAAATCATAAGAGCAAATGTAATAATAATAATAATAGTAGCGAATACGAGTATCATTTCAAGGTTTGTGTATTCATTAGAGAGAATGGTGGGTATGATGATTGGCATTTTGAAATATTAGAAACGGTTAATTTAAAAGATAAAAAAGAAGCAGCAATTCTGGAGAGATATTGGATTGAAAAACTTAAGCCATCACTAAACAAAAATTTACCAGCACAAACACCTGAAGAACTTGCCGAATATAATAGAGAATATAATAGAGAATATTGCCGTATCAGGCACAGACAAAAGATGGAAGACCCCGAATATAGAAAGGAAAACACAGAGACCACTAAAAAATGGGCGGTAGATAATCCTGAAAAAGCGGCGGCACTAGTGGCGGCATCACAGGCGAGGGGTAAAGAAAAAATAACTTGTGTTTGTGGTGCTATTCATAGTAGGCAAGGTAAAAGCCAGCATCTTAAAAGAGAAACGCATAAGGAATATCTAAAAAATAATCCAGTAGAAGCATAAGCAGAGTTAATATTACCTTTTAAATCAATTTTTTTTATTATTTTATATAAAATAAAAAATTGATGAAATTATTCAATAATTTTTATAGTAGTATCAATAATAAAATGAAGGATGTTATTAACTTATCTGAATATATGCCTGATACCGCAAGAGCAGAGAGAGCAGTGACGAGAGCAGCAAGGGCACTTATTCTTGCGAAGACAGGCGACCCAAAAAACCCAGCAACTATGAAAGCTATTGAGAGAGCTGACGGAATTCTTACAAACTCTCTTAATGCTGCGGACGCAATTGCTATTATGGAAATTGAAAAGATGAGGAGTTCGAGGAAGCGGAATTGGAAAAATTGGATTGAACATGACTCAAGAGTAATTAACAAAGTAGTATCAAAAGCGTAAATAACAATATATAAATCTTAACTTTTTTTTAATCCAATTTATGTTAGATATAAAATAAATTGAATAGCAAATGGTATATATAATCAACTATAAAATCAAACAATCAAACGATACAAACAACGAATTAATAATGAGTACTTTCAACGACACCCAAGCAAACATGGACGGCTACAAGGTATATAATCTCTACGGTGGCTATGTTGAAGACGATGACGAAACTACTCGGGAATACGAACGTCTTGCCGAAGAAGTAGAGGAACTCTATATTGCTTCCATTAAGGCAGAGGAGGAAAGGCGGCTAATTACAGTAAAGAAGAATTTGCTTATTATGCGAATCAAGCGGCATATGCGTATGCGTGCTGCTTACAAAAACAGACGGGCGTCGCTGAAACTGCTCCCCATCATTATTGAGTAGGAATTATTCAACTCATATATCACTATTATAATTAAAAACTACTATAGAGTATTTTTTAATCTCTCTGTGATATTGAAAAAAAATTGAATTAAAAATTTCAAAATATACTAATAATATAAAAATACAAGATACGATATATATAAATGAATACAGTTAAGCGTATTGAATACAAACCCAACGAAATTGTTCTTACCACCGCCGATGAAGTAGCAGGACAGAAATACGAAGAGATGCTCTACTATGGAGACGACGAAGAGGACAATCAAACCTACGAAGAAAATGCCGCTCTTGAAGCGGGGCTGGCGTGGAGTAATATGATTGACCAAATGGACGACGACGAGATGGCTGGAATGATGGGCGGTGTAAATATAAACAGCGACCCAAACTGTGACGCTTCAAACGATGACGACGAAATGATGGGTTAAATTATTCCTCAAATATTAAGTATTATTATTATTATTATTATTATATTTTTTTATGTCTTTACCAACCCATTCACATTTTAACATTCTCTCTATTATAATAATACAAATCAAATATTTAGACAATTAAAATCTAATTTATAACATTACACATATATATAAAACTATGGAATCTGCCCGTATGATGATTGTTCATTCCACCGTAATCG